ATATCACCAAAGAAACCATATCGGAAACCTCTCCTCCAACCAGCCCATTCGTTACCCATGTCATCACTCATAACTCATTATACAACAATAGGAATCATTTTTCCCCTACGGTGTGTGGACAAGAGATATATATATGCTCGTGTATTCTGTAGGGGGTTGGGGGTGTCTGCTGGATCTGAGATATTTGCCATTGAATCTAATAAATATTGTATTCATTTGGGTACTGAGTTGGGTATTGAGCTTTGCTGAAACCTAGAGGGCTAGTGTTTATTGGGGTATAGACTAATGTTAGGATTCACCCTGACCCATTAAACATACAATCCCTTGACTCTCTATCATTCCACAACAAACAATAATATCAGCTATAACTGTTGGTATCATTGACTTTATAAGTCTATATCATTCTGTAACAATACATAGTATCATTTGGGTACGGGGATTGCTGATACCCAAATTCTAGATAACAATGAATATATCAGTACCCAATACATACCCAAGTCGAGTATGTGAATATAGCTAAAATAGGGGCAATTTGGGGCTCTAATTAGTGGGTTTGAAGATGATATGTATAGGTTAAAAGAGTTACAAATTAGGAATCTAAAAGCTACAGATAAAGATATAAGATTGTCAGATAGCGAGGGATTATATTTGCTGATTAGGAAAAGCGGTATTAGATCATTTCAATATAGATACACTTCTCCAATAACTAAAAAAGAAAAGATTTATACGATAGGACAATACCCTCAATTATCATTATCACAAGCAAGGACAGAACATGGAATACTTAAAGCGAGTGTGTCTAGTGGGATATGTATTCAGAATGAAAAGATACAATCTAGAAAAGCTAAGCCATTTGTAAAAGACTCATTCAAAGACATAGCAGTTCTATGGAATGAAACTAGAAAAACAAGAGTAGGAAAAACTACATGGGATAAAGATATCTCAAGAGTAGAAAGATTTATATATCCTAAGTTTGCTGATAAACCACTAGATGAAATCCAAGCTAGTGATTTGTTAAATCAATTAAAAACTGTAGCTGAAACTACAGGTCGTGAAACTGCCATGAGGACAATGAATCATGTATCAAGTATTCTTAAATATGCTATGGCACTAGGTAAAATCAAATACAATGTAGCAAGTGGATTAACAGAATATTTGCCTAAACCTGAGGTCATAAATCGTAAAGCAATCCTAGATGAAGATTTGCTAGGTAAGTTTATTTATACCTCTGAGAATCACGATTCATCACATAGTTTAGTTGGTTGCGCCTTAAGACTCATGCCCCATATATTTGTTAGACATGGAGAAATGCTAGGCATGAAGTGGAGAGATATAAACTTTAAGGATAGAGTTTGGAAGTACGAAGTAGGAAAGACTAAGAATAAGAAAGGTGGAGTCAAAGAACATACAGTATTCTTATCAGAACAAGTAATTAAAATATTGGAAGATATTAAAAAGATTACTCATGATAAGGAAAATGTATTCCATAGCTCAAGTAGTCAATCAAAAGAGATATCTCAAACTGCTGTAAATAATCTCGTTAGAGCATTAGGATTTGATAGAAACACAGTTCACATTCATGGATTTAGAGCAACAGCTAGAACAATGGGTGAAGATAAATTAATGACAGATTCTAGAGTAATTGAGATGTGCCTAGCTCATGCAACAAGTGAGAAACTAGGTACTGCATACGATAGAGCACAAAGACTAAATGACAGACAAAAGTTTATGAATGATTGGTCGGATTATCTTATCAATTGTAAAAAGAAATATCAGAAAACAACAATCAAATTAGCTAAGTAGATTTCCGATCTTCGCTTTCGCTCAGCTCGGTTTCTTCTTCAGTATGAAATATGTGCCCCATATAACTACAAGAGAAATAGGATAAAGAAAAACAGCATTTTCTTTTTCATAGCCATAGTCTGCTGTTACTAAAAAGGCAAGGAATAATCCTGTGGCAAATAAGGTAGCAAGTTTGAAATATTTAATATCCATTATTTATTCTAGCAAGAAAGTGTGTGCATATAGTAGTCTTTAGTACAATGAAATATAGTTTCACCTACATTCATAAATCACTATAAGAACAATACATTATCATTTCACTAGTCAAGAGTTTAACTTGACCAATTGCTCAGTAGATAAAAGAGTTTTTAACTCAGACAGTAAGTCATCATCACTGCGCTCTCGCATATCATTGACCTTAACATTAACATTTGAATCTCTAGAAAACCCATTACACTCAAGCACTAGCTTACAAGCATTCAATCTAACATTTTCGCTATCAGCATTGAGCAATCTCTCTAAGACAGACAATGATTTATTGTTAAGATTCAACAATACATCTTTTTGTTTTTCTTCAATCTGTATAGCTAGTTTCTTTTTAAGATAGTAGCCCATAGACTTAGCAGATTTCTCAGCATATCCACTAGCTAGAGCACTCTCTTTAGCATTACCTGTATTGACATAATGCTCTACAAATAATTCTTCTTTTTTATAATCAGCTTTTTTCATAATTAATTATCCTATGCTAGTTAGAGAGATATGTAAAAACTATATCTCCCTAACAAGCCCTATTATTATTTCCTATTCTTTTTCAATTCTTCTCTTCTTTTATTTACTTCCTCAAGATGAGGGGTAATTTTTCTAAGAGAATTATCTTGCTGAGATTCTTCTTCTCTGGGAGAATCATCAGCCATAGGTTTTTTTTCTTCACTTTCAGTTTCGTTTCTTTTATTTGTCTGTTTCATGTCTGATTTTTTAATTTTAATTCCCAATCTATTGAAAAACTTTTGTTGCAAAGGGTGTAGTCTATTCAATGCTTTCAGGTGATTTATCTCCACCAAGTTATTTTTCAATATATGAAAAGTTATTACATCATACTTCGCTAACAATTCCATAACTTCAATGATACGAGGTTTTCTCCACCCAATATATTGAGCTATTGTCCTAAAACTTAAAATCTTTTTTGTTTCAGGGATTTCAATGCTGATTCCACGTTCTCTCAAAACCTCAGGTGGTTGTCTATCACCATCGTAGGTTGGGATATCGTATGTTCTCATAACCAATCCATTGAGAAGAACATCAAGAGCAAGAAACTTTGATTTATCTTTATCAGGTATGCTCTCCCACA